GCAGACTTCTCAATCTGCGGGGCCAGCCGGAGGTCCCAATTCCGGCAAAAAGGCAGATGGGGTTACCCATCTTAAGGTAGACGAAAGTTTACCTGATGCTTACAAGCATCAATTCTTTCAGAAACCTGAAAGTTGGTCAGATCAAAAGCTGGCCAATTGGATTGATAAAAATCCAATTAATGATCTCTGTTTGAGATTAGCCACTTATCAAAGTGGGCCGAACGGCGTCGGTTGTTACGATCCCAAACGGGATTGCGTTAACAAACTGACCGGATCTCGGCGTCTTTTCGAAATGATCGGAAAGAAATTACCGATAACGACTTATCGGAGGATGTGCTTAGCATCCGAACGACAATGGAAATTTGTCGAAGAATGTTGGATTGCCAACATGCATACTGTTCTTTTGAACCAGTATTTTGATCCTGTTCGTCGGGATCGTCTTCTGTTTCGAAGTATACAGAAGTACAAACTATGGTTTGTAAACTTCGCCTTTAGCGGGCGGAGGAAACAAGTCCTGCGAAAAGACGGGACTAAGAAAACGGTTTTTGTGCCGTTTAACTTTGAGAAACTTCTCAAAGGTTTAAAAGACATTGCAGGTTGCCTGCAATGGGTCGCGTTAAGCGACATGCGGGAGCATAACGCTCCCCACCCTACCGTGCCGGATTGGCAGGGTTACGACCCAGTAACTGGGGTCGTGGAATTGACCTGGTTCGCAGGTCACCTCTCCATCTGGAGATCGTGCTTAACTGCACGAGAGTTCACGGATCGTGAACTCGCGAATCTTTGCCAGATTCGAACTTTCGGCAGGGCCTTGCCCTGCCCTACTCGCCAGATGTGCGAGTTAGCATTTGTTGAACAAATGGAAATCCTCACGCAAGAGAGGAAGACTGACGAGAGAATCTTGTCAGTTCTTAGAGGTTTCTCTAAGGGACTCGGCATTAAGCTGAGAATACGGGAGATGCCCGTATCTACTCACATTAGTGTGAGTACTTCTGGATGCTTTGAAAGCAGCCAGGCCGAAGGAGGCATAGCCTCCGAAGTGGCGGACTGGATCTCAGTCCTAGACGTACCCATGTCTGAGGTACGTGTTGGGTCCCGGGTTCCCGGGGCCTTCCCTCTAACTCTTACAGAGTTAGTCCTTGAGAGTCCTTCTCAAGAAATAAACATCAGGGATGTTTATGGGGAACTTTTGTTTCCCCGGCCGAGATCCTTTTATGGTTTCTCGGCCACCCTTAAGGCAACCCGCCTTAAGTCAAAGGAACTAACGTTCCTTCAGGCCCTCTACGGAGGGGCTGGTCTTTCCTCCAAACGGAGGAAAGCCTCCAAGTTAATTGGAGAAGAATCTTTACCATCTGAACTTGGTAAAGCCTGCTTGCTTTACGCGAGCGGTGTCGCCTTGAAACAAGGCGAATATATTTCCGATATTACCGGAAATCCTCTCGAGTTTGAGAGTTATCTCCATGTTGGAGGTATGATCATTCCCATAGTGGTGAATGAACCAATGAGACATCATCTCATTTATCGGCCTATTTCTATGCCGAAAACCAAACTAGACTGTTTGGCTGAACCTGGTGCGAAAACCAGGCCGCTTGGTAAGAACCAAGCATGGTTCACCTTGGTGAGCCGCGCCATGAGGTTCATGGCGGAACCCATCATCGCGCGTGATGGAAGAGCACGAATTGGGCTCAGATCCACAAATAAGATGTGGAGCTTCTTGAAGTATATCAAGAAGGTTGGTCCCGAGTTCGAGGACCCTATTGGCCAGTCGGCCGATCTTAAGTCAGCAACTGACTTGATACCTCTCGATGTGATAGAGGCTATTTGGGATGGACTTACGTCCTCTCTTCCCAAATCACACCCATTTTGGGTGTTTTATTCTCTGATCAAGAGTCAGAGAGCGATGTACATCGCACCAAAGTTTAAAACTTTGGAATCCAGGTTTAAGCCTGGAACCCTCAATAAGAGAGGGTCATTCATGGGGGAACCCATGAGTTTCCTAACGCTATCGTTAGTTCTCATCCTTACGGAAGAGATTTCAGACTATTACCATAGTCTTAATGTACCGGTCTGGTCTAAACCAGACTCGTACATGCCACTCGGGAGGAACCCGTGTGCGATCTGTGGGGATGACCTCACAGCACTAAGGGCGAACCTTAGTCGTATCCTCCTTTGGAGGGAGGTTGCTTTAGACCTTGGTCTAAAGTTCTCCTGGAAGGAGGGAATCTCTAAGAGATTATTGATCTTCTGCGAAGATCATGCCTTGCTTTCAGGCAAGGGAAAACAGTTTACAACTGTTTATGTGGACGTGATTAAATCACGTTTACTCACGACCATGAGTCGTGAACACTCCGATAACCGGAGTTCCATCCTTGGAAAGGGACGGATGTTAAGTAATCAACTCGATTACTTCGAGGATAAAAACCTCAAGATAGCCATTCTTGGCTATTTTAGAAACATCTTTGACAGATGTTTTGGTTACACAGTATTGCGTAACCAGGCATGCCGAATGCCTATTTATCTTCCGCCGTGTGCGGGAGGCATGGGTTTCCCCATAGTCGACAGTATAATGCCGACTTTTATGTGGCCGTATATAGGGCACATATATGATCTTTTAGATATAAAAGATGAGGCGGAAAGGTACTGCCGCCTTGAGGAGGTCTCCTCCCTTAACCATCGCGTTAAGCATGGTTTTTCTTCTGATACCTCAGAAGTCCTCAAAAAGGTTTTTGAGGGTTTTCGCCGGGCAGTGCCTGGGGAAACTAGAGTTACCGGTAACTCTATCTATGACGATAATTTCGTCATAACGCTTCTTCAGGAAGCATATCATCTGGAGATTCCGGATGATCCGTATACCAATAGGTATGATTTTTCTTCATTACGAAATGAAGCAAGCCGAATCGGCTTTGTTCCTCTGTCGTCTCTGGCAGAGGAAGTTGAGAGAGTTCTCAACTTTCAAGCCTTCCTTCAAGGAAGGGCGGGGCGTGAGCCTCGTACCTTCAACAAATGGTTGAGGGACTCCAAAAGATATTGGAGTAAAGTCATTCCGAAATACAGAACTTCGGAATATACCCGTCTTTTTCAGAAGGGTAAACAACGGTTTACTACCGTTGGAAACCTGGAAAAACAGGTAACCAGAGGTTTCTCTGGTTGGGTATATGTTGGTTCAGACCTCCAACATTTGAACCTGATGAACTCAGGTCCAAGTCTGAAGATAACCTTCAGTCGACCATCGAAAATCGGTGGTAGGATGCTTCTCTATGACGAGAAGTGTCCGGAATAACTCATCGTGGTGAGTATACGCTCCGGATAGCGTAAAGGTGGTGACGATTGAGAACCGTCATCCTTTATAGGTCGGGAGGCCTATTTAAGTTGAAA